CCTTGCTGTCTAGCGTAATCTATTTCAAATAAATATTCAAAACCTTGTACTTTACCAACCGTAGCAGCGTCTGTATAATTAGACTCTGTGCCATCATAAAAAGTATTAGCTTTATTTTCATATCCAAATCTTGCGATTTTTCTTATACCTAAAGTAAAAGAATAATCATAAGGAGTTTCTATCATTGATGTTTGTAATCCGTCTATAACTGAAAATTGTTTAATATCAGATATAGATGTACCACCATTTACAGCTCCATATATAGTAGAAAACTTTAATTGATTTTTTAAAATATCTTGAATGTTATAATCATAACCTTTATAACTAAATTGTCCACAACAAGTTTTTGTAGCAGCGCAAGATATTAAAGTAATCAATAATAATATTAGTAGTCTTTTCATTTTATTAATCTCTTTTCTACCGTTCCATCACTATATATAAAGAACAATATTTTGTTATTACCCGGTTTCGCTGGTCTACCTAATATATCGGTAACCATAATTAATTCTTTGTCGAATCTTTTTGGAAGTGGCCCTGACCAAGTTCCATCGCAGTGATTATACGTTAATTGACATATACTATCCCAAGCATTCTCACAACAATAATCATCTACTAATATAACCCATTCATAACAAGGATCGTTTAACCAATAAGGATTACCAGGACCAGTAATACAACCAGCGTCGTAAAGACAAACGCTAGTATCGTGGACGTTTGCCAAGACATCGTAATTCCAAGCACCTTGGTCCATACAACCTGTAACGATTTCGATACAAGAACCGTTGTCTGTATTAGCAGTTGAATCATAGTTAAGAGCAGTAGAATCCATACACCCATAAATAAATGATATACAACTGAAATCTTCTGTGTTTGCTTGAGGATTGTAATTAAGCATAGAAGGATCAGTACAACCATAAATATAAGGTATGCAGTTTCCATTGTCTGTATTAGCTAAAGGATTAAAGTTAAACATTGTTGAGTCAGTACATCCATAAACAAATGCTATACACGACCCATTATCTGTATTAGCATCAGGATTATAGTTCCACATAGTTGGATCCATACAGCCGAATATATAAGGCACACAAGATCCATCGTCTACATTAGCACTAGGAGAGTAATTCCACATAGTACTATCTGTACAACCGTAAGTTACCCCTATACAACTCCCATCATCAGTATTTGCTAAACTGTCATAATTGAAGGCTATAGGGGAAGTACAGCCATATACAACAGCGATGCAAGTATCAGGTGTATTAGCCTGTGGATTGTAATTAAAAGCTAAAGAGTTCATACATCCTAAAACAACGGGAATACAACCACCATTATCTACATTAGCTGTACTATCATAATTAAAAGCCGTACTATCTGTACAACCAAATATCGCTAAATCATTACAACTTCCATCGTCTATATCCGCTGTATACCCTTGAGTGTAATATTCTAAATAACCTGGATTTGTACAACCAGGATTATAATAACATGTATCGTTAGTGTTTGCTGTGGAGTCGTAGTTGTAAGCTGTCATATCCATACATCCCATAACTACTGGTATACATTCATTTCCACAGTAAGGTTGCGCTTCATAAATATCTAAAGCGCTTCTATAATTTCTTAATTTATTTTCATTTGGACCAGGCCAAGGATTATCTCCTTCATGTATTATAACACCGAAGTTATTCTCTACCTTAAAAGAGTTTTGTATTGTCTGTATATCTAATTGCTGAGAGTTTTGCTGTATTGTAGGTATTTCAAAATAATAAAAATAAACTTCATCATTAGAGTTTAGTACTAATTCAAAAGTATCAGAATAAACACCGTTTTGATCTATTCTAAATTGATACAACGAATCACCCTGCTCAACACCTAGCCAACAGTTACCCCATGAATCACCACCAGCGTCATACAATATTAAATCATAAATACAAGGAGACGTTAATAACATATAATCAGCATTAGGATCATAGTTAAAAGCTGTTGAATCTGTACACCCATAAGTAGCTAGTGTCACACAACTACCGTCATCGTGAGTAGCTAATGAATCATATTCTATATAGGTAGGATTAGTACACCCGTATATAGTGTCGTTATCACTACAAGTATCAGATACATAAGGATTAGATGTAGCTATAACACCAAAGTTTGGTGGGCTTAAAACAAACACCGTATCTTCACAATCTAAATTAGTAACTACACAGCTACCAACAACAGATCCTCCACCTATACCATCACCATAAGTATCTTCAATAGTAAATATTACAGTGTCCCCGACAGGCACACAAACTTGAGTATGTACGGTTTGTCCTGTTTGCGTATAATTATAAGTTCCAGATGCCACAGAATAAGTTACTACTCCATCAACGGTTATATACCAAGAAGTTTCACCAGGCCAATTATCTAGTTTAATAGCAACATCTAATAAAGATTGACCAGGATTACAAACAACATTTTGCACGCAGCTTCCATCGTCAACATTTGCCCATGGATTGTAATTAGTAGCATTAGGATCGATACATCCAAAAACATAAATACAACTACCATCATTAATAGTAGCTGTTGAATCATAATTTGAAGATACAGAATCAGTACATCCATAAACGAAATTAAACGGATCACTAACCATTATATCATCTATACATATGTCGCTGGTAAAACTAGTTCCAGTAGTAGCTTTAAAAGCTATTTGAAACACACTGTCTGCGGGAAGTGGATAATATGCAAACTTCCACATATCACCCTGGTTGCCAGATATTGTATCAACGGGTATATAACTACCATTTGTTAAAATACCTATCTCTAAATCACCCATAGCAGCTCCATACATGTGATACCAGAACGATAATACTTTTCCAGGAGTTGTAGATATATCAAAAGTTGGTGTATACGTTACAAACGTTTTATTTGGATAACCTGCGCCTGAAGCTTCTGTATAATAATATATCCCACCACCCGTAGTGTGATCACCTGATGGCCCAGTATTAAAAGAACCTGTTGGGCCTTGCATTAACCACCAGTCTCCATTGTCGTTTGTATCTTGTTCTAAACCTACAATATTTTCAAAATCATGAATCCAAGGGAAGGTATTTATAGCCTGACCAAAACTTATTAAAGGTAATAATAATATAAATAATATTTTCTTCATTGTTTTTTAATTTTTTCAAAGGAACTAATCCCAAAACATCCTAATGTTACAAAAACAAAAGAATTATATATTGTATTGTTTATTACAAGCTCCTGACCACAAAAACCTGTTATTAAATCTGTGATAGCAAACATAACCATAAGAACAAAAGAAGCAAACCCTATTACATTTTTTTCGTTGATTTCGTTTTTATCTTTAAATAGATCCCACATTATTTTCCTACTTTTTCCATTGCTAATTTATGGGCCTCTGTAAATGTTTTACCTTCGTTCATTAGTTTTTTCATTAAATCCATATGTTTTTTACTATGATGTTCAGAATGTCTTTCCATAGCGTCTTTTTGTCTTTTCTTTAATAAAAATGGATTTTTGTTTTGTATATATGCCATATTAAAAATCACTCATTAGTTGGTTATCTATTTCCTCTTGTACTTCTTCTCTAGTCGCTAGCAACTTAAAGCTTAAATCAGCTTGGAATCTAGCAACCTCTTCACCGTCTTTAAATATTATAATAGTTGGTACGACTGCTATTTTATATTTTTTCTGCGCTTCTGTATCTTTAGCTATATCAACATAACCTTTGGTATTGCAATCTTTTAAATCCATTATCCAATCAACACCATTAGCACTGTTCCACCCAGCATTAAAATGTTTTACCGTTATTTGACCAAAAGAAACGGTTGATAATAATACAAGTAGTATTATTAATAAGTAAACGGTGTATATTTTTGGCGAGGGAATTTCATTATCTGTCATATAATTTGTCTTCTATTTTTTCAAGAGTAACTTTTATTTCTTGAACATCCTCTTGTGTGTCCATAATAGTTTGTCGTATCATTTGATCTTTCATGTCAAACTCCATACGGGTTACTTCTGGATCAAGTGGTGGTGGTAGCTCTTTAGCTTCAGCTATATCTGCCTGTAGTGTAAACCACATACCTGCTAAAGTAGCTACTGCAAAGCCTAAAGCTATTATTGTTTTTACACTTAATACGAAGCCCGTATCTTCATTTAATTCTTTTGCCATTTTTATAGTTTACTTTATTATTATAGTATTACACTTTTTTAACGTTTTTTACTTTTATTTTCTAGTTCTATTATCTTTGCTACTCTATCTTTTTCATATTTAAGAGCTTTTATATCTCTATTTGGATAACCTAACTGTAAAAGTAAATTTATTTGATCTGTTTTTTTCATTTTAAAAAGAGTTTTTTCTCTACTAGTACCACCTTTTGATTTTTTTCTTTTTAATTCTTCAATTTCTTTTTGTATTTGTTCTTTGCTTTTATTTTTGCTATTTTCTAAATATTTATCAATAGTTTCTTCGTTGTCTTTGTAAAGTTCAGCAATTTTATCAGATCTTTGTTGTTCTTTTTTAAGTTTTAATATTTCTTTTTCGTCTACTTTTAATATTTTTAACAACTCAATTTGTTCATGTTTTCTTAAATCCATTATTTCTTTAGACTTAAGTTTTATTTCAATTTGTTCGTCGTCAAGGTTTGGATATTTTTCTCTAAGTTTTTGTTGCTTTATTTTTACTTTTTCCATTTCTTTTTCTTGCTTCTTTCTTTCTTTTATATCCTCTCCTAAAGCTTGTAAATCAGGATCTTTTATACCTAAATCCCAAGTATTCCAACCCATTATTAAAGCTATTCTTTTCCAAGTCTCATGTTGAGCATCCATAGCGTTATCTAAGTTTAACAACTTATTAGATATTCTACCAAGAGGTATATTTATAACACCTTCTACTACATTACCAAACATTGACCAAGCAGGATTGTCTAAAGTTAAACCTCTTTCTCTCATGATATCTCTATTAAACCTTTCTGTTTGTATAGACTGGTATATTTTTCTAAGCTTAGAACTGATTGGTGGTGAAAAACTTAAAGCTTGTAATAACGTATAAGAATGGTCAGATCTAGTCATAAAATTTTCATCTAAATCTTTAGCTCTTTGTCTATTGAACTCCATTATAGTGTTTTTAGTAGTTGAAATAGCTTTACCTGTTACGCCAAAAGTTTGAAACCAAGTATCTATCATACCGTTGAGTATTCTAGTTTTCTTTTTGTCTAATTTATCTTCATCCTCGTCGCCAAGAACAGCAAACACAGCGGACTGTAAAGACTGGAACAACACGTTAGCAACAAAACCATAATATATTATTTTAGATACATTTGTTTTTGCATCTCCTCTACCATTAATTAAATCTCTAGCCGCTTTATCCATTATTCTACCAGCTTGCATAGGATAGTTACCAAACGCTAGTACCAACCTGCCAAGTGGACTAGCTTGTTGCTGTGATATTAAATCTGGTCTACCTGACTGCTGTGATACCTCTGTAGTTTCTTGAAAATCTAAAAATGCTTTAGTTTCTGCTTCTGATTTACTTAAGCCTTTTTTAATATAAGCGTTAACTCTATTTCTATAAAAACTAGCACCACCGGCTGAGATAGCAAAACTATCTGCAATTTGCGTAGGTAAAAAACCTTGTTTTAATAAAAATCTAATAGCAGCTTTTGATTGTTCGTAAGCACCCTTACCAGCAACAGCTTGTGATAATTCTTGCTCGTTAATACCTCTTTTATTACCAGCTCTTCTTTGTTTTAGAAAATCAGAATTAAATATCATTACAAAATCTTTCCAATACTGAGGTTGGTTAGCAAAAGCTTTAGCTGCTAATAAAGGATTATTATCACTCCAGTTAATGTAGTTAACAGCTGATATAGTTTGTAACACAGCGGAACGTATATTAAAGAACATGATTGAACCAATAGCACCATTAGTCCAATTCATAAACTCGTTAGTTAACCTGTTATTACCAGTAGGTCTTTGCCTACCAGTTTCCATTCTATATAAAATATCTTTTAATGCTTCTACATATTTAGCTCCATATATAGCTAGTAATTTATTTAAATTATCACTTGAAAATATTTCATTTTTATTTTCTATCCAATCAGCTAAAAAATCAGCTCTCATATCTCCAATAGCACCATCACTCATTAAATCATAAGCTATATTTTCTGTTAGCCAATACTCACTTGGAGCAGCATAACCATCTTGTCTTTTTGAAATTTTACCTATAACATCGGCAAAATAAACTAAATCATCTTGTGATTTTACAAATTTAGACAACGCTCTTTGGTCTCTTATTGACAGACCAGGTATTTCAAAACCTGCTTTATTCCACAAATAAACTCTAACAGCTTGATCCACAGTAAACTCATTAATACTTTTTGGTATATCAATATCTTTAAACTTTTTTAACAGTCTGTTTAAGTCTGATTTTACTTCTGGAAGTTCTTTGAGTATATTACTATAATCTTCAGCTGCTTTTTGTCTAACTGTGTTTAACTCATCTATACCTCTAGCAAAAGGATCTATTAATGCCTTTTTTAAAATGTCAAACTGTTTTTCACCTTGCTTACCCTTACCTATTAAGTTATATAACAAACCAGCAAAGTCTTGCGCTGAAGAAGGTATTATACCGTTAAACTTAAAACCTTTACCTCTTAATTTAGCCTGAACGTCAGAAAATTTTACAGCAGCTGGAACACCAGTTGTTTGTTGTATTATTTTGTTAAACTCCTTACTCATGTCTTTGCTAAATTGTATTTTAGCTTGAACAGATTTACCTTTAATGTCTAATTGATCTATAATATCAGCAACAGCCTTAACATTAGGTAGAGCATCGTCAACAAAATAAATATCGTTATAACCTTCTGCGTACTTACCAGCTATCCATATAGCTTTAGCTTCTCCAGTACTATTACCTAAACCAGTTATATTTTTTAATGGTAAATCAATATCTTTTGTTTTTAACCACCCGTGTATTGCTGTAGCGCTTTCTGGCGGTCTAGCTGTTAATATATAATTATTTTCAGCGCCGTACTTTTTTATTCTATTTCTTAACTTAGTTAATAAAGGACCGTCAATACCACCTCTAACGTTTACAAAGTCTTTAAAATCAAAAGTATATCCTAAGTTAGCATAAGAAGGACCATCTAAAGGCCATCTTCCAGAACTTATTTTTACTATTTCACCTGTTTCTGGGTTTTTGGCTTCGATAAAGTTCTCTCCTTCTATTATAAGTGTTTCGTCAAAATCAAAAGCAGACATACCTCTAGATTCTTTACTATAATTTATAACAGGTCTTGCTTTTAAAAGAGCTTGCGATATTGTTAAATTAGATTTAGTAGATTTATTTATAGTAACAAAAGGTTTAGTATGCATGTTACTTAGATCTGTCATAGATCGTTGGTCCGCTAAAGAATAATTTGAAAAACCTACAGAACCTTCAATTGGTCTAGAAACAAATCTAGGTTTAGCAGTTACCATATCTAATCCATATTCTTTTTTTCTTAATTTAATACCTTTTGTAGCTTTAGCTCTAGACGGTTGCTCGCTATTTTTACTAACCGTAAAAACGCCTTCAACTTGCATTTCTAACGGAGGTACTTTACCATTAAAAAACATATCTGGCCCTAAAGAAAACAAACCATTACCTATAAGCTCTATATATGAAGCCGGGTGTTTTTTATTTGCATGATGTTCTATAACATGGTCTTCATTTAATACTTTGTTATTAGTCTCGAGTATAGCTTTAACATAACCACCTTCTTTTAGTTTATCATAAACTATTTGTGGCATAAAGTCTTTAGAAGTTCTCATTAAAGGTATAGTTATTTTAGCTTTTACTACTTTACCATCTTTATCTAAAAATCTCCCGTTGTTAATATCTTCAATTAACTCGTTTGCTTTTTCATAAAACTGTTTAAATACTTTTTTAGAACCTTGAAATGCATCTGTGTAATTTATACTTTCTAAATTATCATTTTTAACAGAAACAAAATCATTTGTAAAGTCATATTCAGTAATTGATTTAGAAGTCAATTTTATTTTTTGGGCATCTAACTTAATCTCTATGTTAACTAATTGAAATTCTTCTAAACCTGCATCTTCATCTATTTTAAAACCTATAGAAAGATCAGCCATATTATCTTTTTCAGTAGCTTTTTTAACTACAACAATAAAGCCAGGCATAGTGTCTTCGTATCTTTGCAGTATATTGTTTATAGCTTGCTCTGCAGCTCTACCTTTATCTTGATGAAATGGTTTTCCATTTTTCTTTTTTCTATTAACTTCTAATTGTATTTCTTTACGTAAAACGCTTAAAAACTGTTGGGCTTCTATTTCTCTATTGTACTTACTATACTGTATGTTATCAAAAGTTTTAAATTCATTTTTATTTTTATCTAAACTTTCAGATATTTTACGTATCTTAGCGTCTATAACAGCGTTTTCGTTATTAGAGTTTTCAAGTATATAATTATCTACAGCTTCTTTTGATATAGATTCAGCTATTAAAGTAGCTAAAGCGCTTTGTCTGTCTTTTAACGTCGTGTAACCTCCTTGTATAAAGTAATTAGTAAATATAGCTTTGTTACCTTTTATATTAAATATACCTTTTCTATAATAAGTTTTTTTACCAGTTTCTTCATCTATCTTTTTAACATCTTCTTTACTAACCTCTGTTATTTCAAACAAGTTATTATAGTTGTTTTTAATTACATCTACAGATAAAGCATCTACTATGTCTTTATAGTTTTCAGCAAAAAACATTGAATACTCATCGCTTATAATAAGTTGACCTTTCTTTTGGGAAATTTTACCCATGTCTTTTATTATAATCTTTCTAAATTCTTTTTTAATAATTTTGTCTAGCTCTGCTTGTAAATTATCAGGGTTGCTTTCTATTAAAGCTTCAACTTCAGCTTGTATTTCAGCTTTTATTTCGCTTATATTATTTAAGTCTAAATCACTTAAATCTTTTAAAGTTCTAACTTTTTGTTTTGAAACTGAAGGTTGTACATCTGGCTGTGTGTCTTCTAAAAGCCCTTCTTGTAGTTCATTTATATCTTTTTGAGAAAAATTAGTAACAACAGAGCTAGGACTTTTAAAATGATCTAACATTCTGTATCTAATTCTACCGTTTAAATAACCATATAAATCACCTCTACCATCAAAGCTATTAACATCACTTTTACCTGTTTTAGACACGTTATATAATCTAAACATTACATCGGCTTCCATTTCTTGTTTACCATCTTCAGTTACTTGTAAAGCTGGTCTCTTGTTGAAATAATTGTTTATTTGAGCCCTTATCATACCAGGTAGTTCATTAGCTATAACAGGTGAGTTTGGTTTATATAGTTCTTCGTTAAACTTACCGTCCTCATCTAAAGCATAGCTATTTAAGTTTGTTTTAGCAACGTCTTTAGAGTGCTGTATTTGCTTTTTAAATTTACTTGTTTGTCCTTTTAAAGCTGATGTAGATAAAATATTTCTTTTTACAGCGGCCATATCTTTTAAGGTAAATTTATCTTTACTTATTTTTTTACCTAGACCAATAAAGAAATTTATAGCATCTTGCTCTCCTTCAAAATCAAAATCAAAATCAGTATTAGTAGCATTAGAAACACCTTTACCAAATAAATCTCCTATCAAGAAACCTAAACCTCTATTTTCTCTTTTGTCAAAATCTATTTTGCCTTCAGCAACTAGTTCAAGAAAGTTAGGTATAACCTCGTTTATTTTCATACTACCGTCAGCATTTCTTTCTATTCTAGTTTTTAACAAAACTCCTAATGCAGGGTTTTGATTATCAACAAAATTTAAAAGCTGTTCTGCTACTTGTGCCTCTACTTGTGAATTGTTACCAAAGGCCTCTATAGCAATTTGATGTCCTATTTCGTGTACTTTTGTTTTAGTCCTACCTGCTTTTGCAGCGTTTCTAACTATTTGATATGCGTAAGTTGTACCATCTTTTAAGGTAATTGTAGCGCCTAAATCAGTGCCATTAAAAGCATTTTGTACTAAATCGTTGTATTGATCTTGTGTAATTTGCCCTTGAGCTAATAAGTTATCGTAAGCTTTAATAGCGTCCTCTACTTCTTCAAAAGTATTAAAGTCTTTTGCTAACTTTGTTCTTTTTTTGTTTTTAGTGTCTTTTATTATTTCTTGAAAATAATACTCAACTTCAGCAGCTTCGTTTATTTGTTTATCTGTTGGATTGGCATTACCACCTTCTATTAACTCTGTAGTAACCTGACCCATTATTTCTTCTCTTCTTTCTACGTCTTCTTTTATTTGGCTCTTTTCAAAAGCCCTCCACCTGTTACCAAAAACCTTTGGAGTTCTCATTATATTTAAAACAGCTTGGTTTTGATCAAATTTTACTTTTAACTGCTCTAGTTTTATAGTTTTTGTTTCGTTTGATATTGATTTGTTATCAAGTATATTTTGTGCTTCTAATTTTATTCTTTGTAACTCATTAAAAGTATTTTTAAATTGATCTAAAAAATTATTACCTAACTTTAAAACCTTTTTTTCTTCACTTTCAATTATATCACGCATGTCGCTTTTTAAATCATTAGATATTTCTTTCAAACCAATTATATCTTGATTTGCTTTATCCATTGATTTTTTTAGGTTAAAACTAGGTTCTACATTATTAAGCTCATATCTTTTTTGTATTAACTTTATTTTTAATTTTAAATTATTTATTTGTTGTATTATTTGATCGTTTTCCACCATTTTATCTTGATACAATTTAAGATTTGATCGATCTGAAAACTTGTTTAAAATAATACCACCACCAAAGGTTAAACTACCTAAACCACCTCCTAAAATAAAACCAGCATCTATTGCTTTGTCTACACCTTCAAGTGGATCTCTACCTAAAAACCAATTTTGAGTTATTTGAGTAACACCCTCACCGTATCCTTCAAGAAAAGGTGAAGCTATAAACATACCTAATCTACTTTTTACATACTCCTTAGTAGACATGTTAAACATTCCACTAAGCTTAGGATTGTTTTTTATTATGTTTTTGTTATTATGTACAAAACGAAATCTTTTAGGTAAAAGCCTATTAGTGACATATGTTGATCCACCCCAACCTCCTAACCACTTAGGAGCGATAAGTTTAGTAGGAAGATAGCCAAAAGCAATCTCAGCAGTAGCATAGCCACCAGCAGTAAGAGTTCTTTCCATAAAACCAAACTTTTTACCAGTGTTTTTTTCTATCATATCCATTTCAAACTGCCCCGCTCCAAAAGCGTGTACACCACCTGTGAATATACCAAAAGGAGACATATACATTGCGAATAGTGGTGCCTGTTCTGTAACTACGTCACCTACAAATTCTAACGTCGATGAAGTCCAAAATTCTTTTTCAAAAGGATTGGCACTAATTGGTACCCCAAGTAGATGATCTGATTTGTAAAATCGATTATAAGTTTTTTGCTGTTCTTCTTTAAAATCAAACATTAAGTCTTTTACTATAGGATCAGCTTCCATACCCACTAGAGCTTTACTCATAGTGTGACCTCCGTACATGAGGTTCATAAAAACTTCAGCACTTCCATAACCTATTTTAGTCCACCATTTCTCCCAAGCACTATAATTAAGGCTAGCTATATTCCAAAAATCATCCATACGATCATAATCCGAATCTTGAAAAATCTTAAAAATGTCTTGCATTGTTTGCTCTTGAAGATCTTGTACTTCTTTTTGGCTTTTTTCTAACCATTCATAAGCAGAAACAACATTGTTATATGCGTTTCTATCTATTTTTAATTTTTCACCATTTGCTATTTCAATTTCTACTTCGTCTAAATAAGTTATAGTTCTCGTGTCATAAGATGTGCCTCCATACGTATACATAAAAGAAAATCTATTATCAGGTACCTTGTATTCGTGCTTTGCGTAATTTGTACTTGGTGCAAATTTTATATTACCACCTTTCTCTTGATTATAAACTTTTTCAAAGTTTTTTATTAACTCCATGTTGGAGTGATTAGCTATTTCTTCGTATTTAGTTTGAACTTTTAATTGATGCCCTAAAACCTCTTTCTCTACTCCAGTTATGTAATTTCTCGCCGCTACTGTTAAATTTGACAACGACTGCGAATTAGCTATATCCCTACCCTTTTTCTTAAATTTAAGTTCTAATTTTTCACTACTAAGCTTAGCTGTTACTAAGTCTTTTGCTTTTATATTAAGTATACTTTGATAACTTGGATTTTTAGTTGGATCTGAGTAACCAGATATATAACCTATATAATTTGCAAACTGCTTAGCTTCGTCATAAAGATCTTCGTAATCTGTATTTTTTAATAAATTAGCATCAAAATGCACGTCAAAATCAACATTTTGTTCTTCTACAAACGCATAATTTCTATTTTCGTTATATATCTCAAATACTTTTTGATATATATTTTCTTTTTCTTTATAACTTAACGTGTAGTTTTCTTGTACATTTTTTTCAAGATACTCTAAGTTTTTATTGTGATCGTCTTGATGTATATTATTGTAAGTCTCATGTATTCTTTTTAATTGAGGTGTTGCCCACTCGATAAAGTCAACTAAGTTTTTTCTAGATCTATTCATTAACTCAGCCATTACAGGGTCTGAGCCTCCTGTAGATCCACCGCCTTCAGCGATAGAAAGATACAAAGTGTGTTGATAAAATTCTTGATTACCGTTTTCGTCTTCAACAGGATATGTTATGATAATTTTATCTTCAAGATCTTTTTTCCAATCAATACTAAAAAAAAGATTACCATGTTTATTATACATACCTCCTTCTGGTACAAAATCATTAACAGAATAAGCATTTGGTAATATTGCGGCTAGTTGTTTTGCAGCCTCGTCTTCACTTAAACTAAAAAAATTTTTTATAGGCACATAAGAGTCGTAGTAATTACCTCCGGTACCAAGAAAATAATCTAATCTACCACCCCCAAAAGTCTCGTTTATTTTTTTTAACTTTGGAAAATCACTAGCCCACTGTAACTCACCTTCTATTAAAACACCAGGGTAACTTACTCTTGACAAACCTTCACCAGTCCCACCTCCTACGTTGTACTGTTCACCTTTAAGATCAAGGTTAGATATTAAAAACTCCTTTGGCTCTATGATTACAGTACGACCTTCATCATTAATAGTTGAAAACGGAACACCCGTACTCCATACCCACGCATTTTTATCTTCACTCCAATAAGCGTTTTCAATAAATCTTTGATACTTAAAACCTTCGTTGCTAGGATGTAGTTTAATTTGCATCTCGTTATTTTCATCGAAATACGTTTCGTTTAATTTTGGTTTTTGTATTATTGAAAAAAGAGGGTTGTGTTGATGTAAATTTATATTTTGTTGTTTTATATTTTCCCAATTATTTACATCTATAGGTGTGTTATTTGAAGTTACCAGTGATTCTTGTGTAGAGCTATGAGTGTATTTTTCTAAATCAACTATTTGGATTTTATACTTTTCATCACCATATAAAAAATTAACTAGTTGTCGCTCGGTTTTTATTCTTCTACCGTTGTCATCATAAGTGTTATATAATCTTTTATAAGGATTTTGTTCCCAAGCGTCATCTGTAAAAGTTTTGTGATAAGGATCTGGTGTGAAATCTATAAACGTAAACTGTCCACCGTGGTTATCGTTAGATCCTCGATTATTATTTATAGCGTTTTCACTAAAACCATTAACAAACAAAAATACAGCTCTATTAATTTGATCTGTAGTGGGAAAGTCACTTTTTTTCCAGTTATTGTTAAACCCACTCTTTTTTCTATTTTGTTTGCCATTAATATAAAATTCTAAAGTAGCTCCATCAAGCTTTCTTTTAATTTTAACCTTATTCATACCGCTAAGATTGTAATCTTTAGGATCTGATATGGTAAAATAATCGCTTAAATCAAATTCTTGACCTGACGCTTTTATAATCTGAGCAAACCTACCTTTTGACATTAATTCTTTAAAGTTATACCTAAAAACAAGATAGTTATCCCAGTTTGCGTCTGGATCGTCTCCTAAATAATTAACATATTCTTGAGTAAATAATTGGCCTAAATCGGCCTCTGAAGTGTTTTCTGATGATATTTTTCCACCTTTCCATATTTCATTATATATATCAATAAAATCCCAAGTGTCCATATAAATAGCATGACCTGTAATTGGGTTAATAGCGCTAGGATTATTTTGATCACGCACGTTTCCAAAAGCAATTGCTTCGCCATCAGAGGAAATACCAAGAAACTTATCGTATATATCACGCTTATTAGTTGGTATATCGGTAAAACTTACGTCTTTTGTTAATGTAAAAATATCTGGATCCCAACTGGTTGAAATATCTGTGATTCTTTTATATTCTTTTTCTTTTGTTAAAAAATCTCCTCTTTGTTCTTGAAAATCTAAATAAGAATCACCAAGTTCTTGCCAGGCTTTTTGAATAGTAGGATTGTTTAATACAGGTATATACTGTCCATCAACTTGTTTTACTTTTCTTTTTATACTTGTATTTTTTGAGTCTAAATCTAATAACTCAGCAAACTTTGGGTTTGTTTCTATAACAAACCTTCTAAATTCATTTTCTTCTTCTACCGTTGCAAAATTAGCTTTTTCAGGACCGTCTGTAATAATCATATTATTCTATTTTATTTTTTATAAGAAAAGATCATAACTTCTTTTGAAAATTCTATAAAGTCATCATTTATATCACTATCATTTTCTATTATAGCTTGAGCTAAAAGAAATTTAAATTGTTTTTGCACCTCAGGAGATAAAGTTTCTTTAATTTCTTCATATTCGCTAAGCATTTCTACTAAAGTTACACCATCTTTATCAAAATTATATTCACCAATTTCTGGATTATTTTTTATAAAATTAGCTATTTTACTAGTTTTATCTATTTTTACGTCTGATCCCACGTTTTGACTATTTAAAAACTCTTGATGTTTTTGTTTTGTAATAGGACCATATACACCATCAACACCTGTTTCACCTAAATCATAACCTAGTTTTTCTAATTTCTTTTGTAACTCTATTATACTTTTTTTATCCCCAGGAGAAGTAGCTGTTGCTGTTTTTCCAGCTGTCATATTTTCTCTATAAGAAGTATTGCTAAAATAATAATCTATAAAATTCATCATGCCGTTTTCAGTATTAAACTCATAATCAAAAAATAAAGAGTTTCTAGCGTTTTGATCTTTTTTAAGTTCTGATTTTAATCGCGGTACATTGTTGTTATTTATTAAAGCGTTTAATTCATCTGTCGTAGGGTCGTCAGATGCAGATTTCTTTGTAAAGCTATACAATAAATTAGATAAATCTTCTCCGGCGTCAGCTGTAGTAAACTTTGTGTTTTCAAAATTAGTTATTGGCATATATGAAGCACCATCCATTGATAGTATATTTAACCTACCGTTTTTAAATTTAAACCACTTTATATTTTTTTCTTCTTCTGATATAACCCCATCTCTATTAAAATCTTGCGTATAATTACCTTCTATAACATTTAACAAGTACATTTGGATTTCAGGAGACATAGATTCTGATATATTACTAAGAACAGTTTTACCACCAACTTCTGCTGTAAAATCATCTAATATTTTGTTTTTAAACTCATTGTAAACTTCTACGTCTTTTTTTAATACTTCTGCAGAAGATAAAGAAGCGTCATAAATATTTTTTGCTTCTTTATACTGTTTTGTAAAAGGAAGTGACATTTGCATTTGTTTAGATGCTTCTAACCCCATTTGTCTAAGATTAGTTATTTCTTTAACTAAAGCATCGTCCATACCAGTAGTATCAAAAACAGAGTATGCTTTATTTAACTCACCAGTTCTATCTATACCAGACTGTTTACGCTGTACTAAACCTTGCGCTATAGATGTAAGGCCAGTTAAGTAACCAGATATATCTTTTTTAGCCGGTGTGTACGCCGCTCTAGCTGCGTTTATTATTGTTTGATTCGCCATATTATATTTGTTTGAAGTCTACGTCTATTTTGCTATAATCTACCATATCATGCTTTCCGTTAAAAATAACTGCCTCTTGTGGTATTTCATCAGACATAACACCTTGGAACAGACCTTGTCCATATTTAGCATCTATATATTCAAAGCTGTATATATTTAAACCACTTGGTGATTTACCAATTAAGTTTATATTCTTTTTAAGTTTTCTATCAGATAAACCTATTACAGAGCCAACAACGTTTCCAACTGCCCCAGCAACTTGTCCTTTGTAAGCTAATTTATCAGCTATGGCCTGTCTAGCACCTTTAACTTGTTCTCCAGCAACGCCAATTAATGTTGTCATTTTATCTATTTCAAATTGATTAGCGCCTTGCATGTTAGCTAACGTAACGGCTCTTTCTTGTGATTTTAATCTAGCAGCCTCTTGTCTTTCCATAGCTCTATTAGTTCTCAATTGTTCTGATATAGAAATTTGAGTTTCTCTAGCTTGTTGCTTAGCTTGATTACTTAACGCTTGCGCTAAACCAGCGATACCACTACCACCAGCTACACCTCTCATTCCAGCCATAATATTAGCTTGTTGTTGTTGAAACTGCTCTCTAGCGTAGTCTTGAGCTTGCGTATCAACTTCTAACTCTTCCATTACATTTTCTTGCTTTAAAGCGTCTTCGTCTAAAGGTTTAAATTCTGACTTTTCATAAGCATCTAATCTTTCTTCAAACTTTCTTTGCGCTTCAGCAAGTTGCGCTTGCAAACTATTACTTTTTTTTCTACCTCTACCAAGTAAAAATCCAGCGACGCCTGCTAATGCCATTTTTCCAATTACCGCTTGAGGAAGGTGTAAAGGACTATCTTTTTTATTTTCTGCCATATTATTTCATTTTATGTATCTATAGTTACAGTTTTTGTTATTTATTTACTACTTTCAGTTATTTCAGAGCCTAAGCTAAACAACTCTTTTTTATCTGTACCTGTATTTGTAAGCGTAACCTCTGCGTAATAACCTTTTAAACTACAATTATTTACTCTATTATCCTTTCTAAACATTATAAAATCACCAGTTGAAGGTGTTTTTGTTGCGCCTCCAATAGTTTGTTTTGTTTCTATATAACCATCTTCTGTAGGATTTAAACCGCTTGAATCATCCACAAGCTTCTCTGTATCGACAATAAAATTAGCGTTTCTAATTTCTGATACTCTACCTACTAAATCAGTAGCGCTAACAGTGGTTGCTCCAGTACTTACCGCGTAAACATAATCGTTTACTTGTAAAGAATCATTTTTTATTTGGTTTTGAAACCTTATTTGATATTTTGCCATAATTTTATTTTATGTTTTTGTGCCTAAAACAAAACCTTTGTCTATATCTAAATAAACAATTTGATCAGCACTTCCAAATTTTGTAACTGTAAAATTTCCTTCTGTTTTTATATAATAACAACTACCGTGAACTTCTAATTTAGCGTTATCAGATATAGTTTGATTTCCTGTTACCGTCACCACAGTAGCGTCAGAGTTTATTGCAGTTATAAGATTAGCGCTACTAGCAGTACTTATTTCGCCGCTAACTAAATAACTACCAATAGAAACACCACGGCGGTCATCAACAGTTAAAGTAGTTCTACTAGTCATGGTTCCGTTTATTATTACACGCCCATTAGCATCAGGATTCCAATCGCTATTACTATCAACAGGTGTAAAGCTCCAATTATCAAAACTAATCGAAACCCCACTAGATTGCCCTATTAAGTTACTTCCATAAGCTCTAAATTGAACAGCTTTGTCATCACCCCAAGTAGGTGTCGTAGAAAGCGTGACTGTTTTCGTCAATGCGTTGACAGCTGTAATAGTTGGGTATGTTAAAACACCTAAAGTACCACTTTGCTCTTCGTCACTACTGTCAGCTATGTCAACCAAACTCATACCAACTACTAATCCAGCTACACTATCAACAATCATAGAATTAGAGTTTGTTCCACTACCGTTTGTTTGTGTAGTTACTTTTATATAAAAATCTTCGTCTCTTGGTTGTAAATTTTCATGTATTATTGGAAATTCTTGTGTTGCGGAAGGACCGACACATTTGTACCCTAGGTAAGGAGACGCGGGGTCAGATACTGTTTTAGAAAAACTGCTATTTTTATTTGTAACTGTGCTAGCAGACCCGGTTACAGCGACGTACGAAGTAGCGTCACTAGCGTCGTATAAACCTTCAAACCTACTAGCTGATTGATCTGAAGATAAACTCACTCTAACATAAACACCTTTTTCTTGAGACACGACAATAGAGCTATAAATTTTATTATAAAGCGATAAACTATCGCTTAACAAAGTGTTTTTACTAGGCTCTGCAAATAACATAAAAGTATATGTGTCCCCAGATGCTGCTGCTGGTATCACTACAACGTTAGAATATGCTTTTGAAACAACTTGATTAGCTAATCTACTTTTGGTAGTTTGCGTCGCAGAGAAAACTCCTGTACTAAAATTATAAAATTGTCCAGAACTATTTTTTACTCTTAAACTAAAAATAGCCTCATCGTCTCCAGTTATATTATATGTTATTGTTTCTCCAGCTGAAGAAACAACATTTTTATCTAATCTAAAACTATTTATATAATTCATTTATAATGTATTTACTTGTGAACAAATTCCTATACCTTGAAAATTAATTGCTTTAGTATCAATAACATTTTCTTCGCCTTGTATATAGTTAAACCACTTACCTTCTTTTTCTATAAAACTACTTACGGTTCCACTTTGTTTCTCTGTTTGTATTGTAGCTTGCCAATCGCTGTCGCCATCGTAATTTAACGTGTTAAAGTTTTTTATTGATGTTGGGGATTCATTTATTATAGTTGTTATAGAGCAAATAGGTGATTGTCCATAAAACACGGATCTATTACCTAAGTGGTGTTGATACAAATGACTATTATAAAAAGTATAATAATTACCACCCATACTTAAACCGCTTTCAGGTATAAAAGATTTGAAACTAACCCAACCTCTAACATCTTCTTTAAAACTAATAGTTACAGAGTTAGAACTACTATTGAATTCGTTTATTTGTTTATTACCATCATCAATAGTTAAGTTATATTCTTTTTTATAAGTATCGTAACTACCTACTATTTTAAAAGCATCTTCTTTTAACTTATCTTTAAAATATGTAGACATACCAGCGTCTGATATAGGTGTTAAACCGTCCATTGATAATCTAAGCACAGCCCCTCTTTGTTTATCTGTAAAATAAGCTCTATAGCTTTCAGATGCAAAACTTTCTGGATTGTTAGATATACCATACTCGCCAACAAAAGGCCTTGCTTGTCCCAAAACTTTATTTGAAGCTGTTAACTGCGGGTTACCATCAGCATTAAATATTATATCTTTATCAGCTGGAATTTGCACTATTTTATCTTGACACAAAGCTATTAAATCATCATTTCTAGCAAAAAGCTTTTGTATGCTACCATAAGTAGGAAGTAAATCTTTAGTAACTGTATCTGCCATTATAAACTGATTTATTTCATTTAAACTAGTAGTAGAGTTGTATATACTTGAATATATTAAACCACTAGCTCTAAGATCTTCTTTGTATTGTTCTTTTAACGTTGAAGAAGCTTTAACGCCGTTACTTATAAAAGGTTGGTTAAAGTCATCTCTAATTCTATTGGATTCTACACCATTACCAAAAGAATAACAATTAAAATAAGATAATCCTATGTTTCTTATAGTTCTGTCTAAAGCTACTTTAGTTATTAAATTACTAGTTATTTGTTTTACTTCAAAAATACCAATTTCAATATAACTTAAATCATTTTTATAAAACTTTATTTTTTTATTACCAAAAACGCTAGTTTGATCAGTTATACTACTACCACTGTAACTTCCAGACGTATCAGGGTCTAATCCTGGCTCTAATTCAACTATATTTCCATCCCAACTTTTAACTACACAGTCGCCAAAACTAGGGGTAGAAAGATGTGAACCTGTCTTGTTGCATCTAACAGTTGTACCAATAGGCGCTATCATGTGGCCTTTTCTATCGTCAGGACTTAAACTTCCAGCTCCACTAGAGTTAATATCTAACTTCAAAGGTATAGCGTTAGAAGCTTCGTAATAAATATCTAAGTCTACGTTTTCTTTTGGCTCTGTTTCCCATACAGCTGGATTATCACTAGCTATAGTAGCTGTTTCATCTATATAGCTTTCAATAAAACGCATATTTACCCCTATGTTAGCATCAGTAAGTTGAGTTGTTGGATCGTAAGAAGAGCCTGAAGCAGTTGGGTTTTTATCTAGTTTTAATATATAACAAACTCTTCTATTGTCTGGAGCACCAAACTCTACTAGTTTGTTTTCTAGCTCAGTTAATTTAGCTGCTGTCGCTGTGTGGTCATTATGGTTATTCTTAAAAAAGTCTAAAGCTTCATGGTATTTAAAGTGAACAGTATCATCTCGTTCTATAAAAGTATCGTCATTACTACCATCCCATTTAGCCATTCTATTCCAAGCGGTATGGTTGTATATCCAAACTTCTTCACACTCAAGAATAGTGTATACTTCACTGTCTGTACCAAAAGTAAATTTACTACCAGGTGTTTTTAAATTTTGTATAAAATCAGCTAACTCAGGTTTATTATAAAGAGGATCCCAAGTTCTATCTATTACACCGCTAAAATCAAAAGTACTATTTTGCGGCGCGTTTAAAACTTCCATACCTCTATCAGCATAAGTATAATTTTGTAATCCAGCCCCACTATTAGGTAATGTTGGATCAATTCCGTTAGCCTGGGAATAAACACCATCTCCTGTAAGACCCATATATATAAAAGGCTGCTGGTTGTTGTTTTGTATGTTGTGTAGATTTATTCTTTTGCCTAGATCACCGTATTTGTCCCAATTAGGATCAAATATATTATCAAGTATACTACCGGGAGAAGTGTTTAACAAACTAGAGCCAGAAGGAAATAAATGTGGACCCACGCCAGAAACAGATAAATGCATGTAGAACCCACCTTGGGTATACGTAAAATTATCAAGATCTCTATTAGGAGTTCCACTTCCACCAATTTGTTTTCTTATTTCAAAAGCACTCGCTGTAGGCGTGAAAATACCGGGCATAGCGTCTACAGTACCTCCAAAACCATTTGGCCAGTTCGTGTTAGACGTTCCAAAATCAATACTACTACCAGTGCCAGTTCCACTATATCCACCTCTAAATAAATTACAACTAACAGAAACGTCATATTTATTAGCAATTGAAGAAGACACACCGTCGTTGTCTGAGCCAGCAACAACGTAAGATATATTAGACATATCTGAAACTATACGTGGTTGCATTGCGGCTACGTAACAAGCATCTATAAAAAACCCTGTAGAACTCGCTGCTGACGCACCATCAAATAGTAAATTACCATCAGCAGTGTTATTCCATTTAGCAGGTGTATTACTTATACTTCCAGCAGATCCACTATCTGTAGTGTGGTTAATATTACCACTTGTTTGACCAGCTAGACTTTGACTACCACTAGCATTTGTGTATTGTAAAACACCACCAACGCTTGTGGCTGAATCATCAGCTAAATTAAATATATCAGTACTAGTAGCAATAGAGTACTGTTGAGTAGTACCTATTTGTCCTTCTAAATAAAGATTAGTAACAATACTTGACAATATTTTTACAAAAAATCTCCCTTGGAACTCCTCCCATTGATCTTGTTCTTCTAGGTATAAATTTGTTTTTAATGTGCTCTCTAGAGTATTGTTAGTTATACTACTTTCTACCCAACTATCGTTTTCAATAATTGGCTCGTTTAAAACAATTTTATAAAGTTCAGGTCCACTACCCTCTGTTTTTAAACTTACTATTCTATATCTTTTAGAAACGTATTTAACATTAGCGCTAGGCGTTGCTTCAAAGTTTATATATATTTTTTTATCGTTATCGAAAAGATTTTGTATTTCCGTGCCTGATTCTAATTGTATTTGATCTTTACTAATAGTTAAAGATTTAGTACTTTTAGAAGGTTGGTTAGCTTGTTCTGTGTATAAATTAGTTAAAGTACCATTACCATCAAATTGTCCTAAACTTATATATTTTTTACGTATAAATTCTGGCGCCTCATTTTTTATATCTATTACTTTAAATTTATTTTCAATATCAACTTGATAATCACTGTCTATAGCTTTTTTAAGTATAATATAATCATCTTCTTGTACTTTATTTCTATCAGACGATGGGAACGAAATCCATAAGTTACCGTCTTCTTCTGCTCTATAAACCCTATCCATAACAAGATTGTAATATTCTGAAGAAGTTTCTTTTATGAATACTTTAAAGTAATAAGGTTCGTAATTTATTGTATCACTATCATCATTTGATTTTATTCGCAAACCACTAGTGTAAGCTCTAAAATAAAGCATATTTGAAGCGCTAGCGTTACCGTAAAAAGTACCGTCAGTATTAGCGTTATAAGGTATTGTTTTAGAAGCGTTTTTATAAGTGAAAACAGGTGTTTCTCTTCCGTATTCGTCTCCGTAAACAACACCAGCTTGGTATGTTCTTTGTGATTTTATTGATTCTTTACCTACGTCAAAACTAACTGTTTGATCAGCGAAAGTTCTTTCTTCGTACTTTAAATACATATTAGGTATGAAGCTAGAACCTAAATCTAAGTTCTGAGTGTAGTTACCGTACATTAATCTACCAGCTGTAAAGTCTTGTGCTTTAGCTTTTTTAGGTACGTTATCAAAAGGTCTTAGAAGTTGATTTGAAGGTAGTGCGGCGTATATATTTTCTGATTTTATTCTATAAAAACCAGTGTTGCTAGGTGTTACCGCTGAAGAAGATGGTAAATCTATAGTTGCATTTGTTCCATCAACAGTCGTCCACGCTTTGTTAGTTGAGCTGTATATAACAGTGTCTATTGCATAAACTACAGTTGAGTTATCTGGTTTATAAAGCAAGTCTATTTCTATAACGCCGTCTGGTATATCGTGTGTAACAAAATCTTTTAGAACAATCTCTTTAATTCTAGTCTCCATAGCAGAGTTATAAGGCTCTCTAGTTGGATGTATACTAAACTGCCCAGGTGAAAAAATAATATCAGTAAAAGGACCAAACGCAGAGTACTCGCCGTCTTTATACTTGTATCTGTAAGAAAATCTAGGAAAAGTTTTACTAAATAACAAATCCTCTAAATCTTCTACAACAAAATCATAAGATAAAGTAGTTGCTGGAGTGTCTGTTTGTATTGATAGAATTGTACATGAAATAATTTGATTAATCAATGTGACTGAAGGCGAGGCTATTTGTTGCGCAAAAGTTGGAGCTGAATCAACAACTAGTCTTATTTGAGCGTTGTTAGGTAAAACACCTTGAGCGGCTGGATCAGATAGTAATAAAACGTCATCAGCTTCTATATTTAAACGTACAGCGTCAATAAGATCGCTACTTAACGTGGTACCAGCTGAATAAGTAGTACCAAGCGCATCTATATATTCTTCAGTAAGAGTTATACCTGATGTATACGCTACAAAAGTATCTAAATCAACTTTTATATCTATAGTGTCACCAACACTATATGTAGAAAAATTAATATTTTGACTCACCCCACTTGTTAAAGCAGAACCAACAGTTACTAGCTCTACAGTTGGAGCTTGTGTTGGTTTTTTCTTTATTAAAGTAATGTGCTCTTCTTTTATATCGCCACCTGTTACACCTCCAGTAAATTGAGTTTGTGTTGTAAAATTAGCGCTTCCATCTCTACAGTCATCTATATTAATACATCTAGGCTCGTTAACACCATCTGTCCACATTAAAAGATTGTCAACTATATTTATACCTGTTATAAATTGATCTTCTTCAAATTTTAACACGTTTTTACTTACATCTACTAAAATTAAGTTTAGTTCTGGTGTTGCTGGATTTGTATCGTATTCAAATATAGCGTCTTTAGTAGCGTTCCATCCAAACCAATAAAGTTTATTATTTTTTTCATCAGCTATAGACCCTACACACTCCCAACTACCACCAATATTTCCTCCACCTTGACTACTGTTAATACTATTTATTTTAGTATTACCTAAAATATTTTGAACGGTTCCAACATCTGAATCATCAGAAGTAGAAACCTGTATATTCATAGCGTCTTTATATTGTCCTTTTGGAATTATTCTTTCATCAAGGCTTTTGTTCATTTTACCTTGAGCGAAAGTATTTTTAATATCTGGCATGTATTAATGTTTTATCCACTTAGACTTGTCTCTAAGTATTTGAGTTAATTCTTCTATCTTTATGTTTGATAATCTTAATTTAGCCTTTCTTACAGCTGCAAATTTTTCTTTTTGATATCTTTTTATTATATACTCTGGAGTATTGGCTCTTGTAGAAAGTACAGCGTGCATGATCCATTTGTACATAGCATCTTCTGCGAGTTTATGTACTTGCATTTCCTGCCAAGTTCCTAAGCTATCACTTATATAATCTAGTATTACAGTTTTTCCAGAGATATTAGAGCTAAAATGTATTAAACCTTTAAGCTCGTCAATATAAAAAGATCCATTTGTTTGTGCGTGCGATGGTTGTAATCCATATCTTTCTCTATGAAAAGGTAAATCAAAAGACTCTCTATAGTCTTGTTGTACTAACTCAGAAGGTTGTTGAGATTTATAGTTACTCCAAGTTGCAGAATCTCCATCTCTAACTAAATCAGGAGAAGCACCTTCATACGTAACCTCTACATCCGTTAAAGTACATCTTCTATTTGAAGTGGTTAAACTGGTGAAAGGAGTAAAACAAGTTATTAAAACATACACTACGTTGTAATTTGATACATCTATATCTAAAACCTCTTTTTGCGTAGCGGTAGCTCCAGTACCAACCCATTCTACGTAAGCGCGCCCACCCGTACCGTTGTTAGCTGAAGTAGGTAAAAAATTTGGAGCATTAGAATCTCCAGGATTACTAACTGTGTCGTTTAAACTAGGGTTATTTTTTTCTAAATTAGTAGATTGATCACCAGGCGTGCTGCTAATTCCAAATCTTATAGTACTATCACCAGCGCCAGAAACAGTACCCGCAGCTGAACCATAAGCTCTTATATCTAAAGAATCCATATTTGCAACGTTTATTTCTTGCCAAACAGCATAAGCTCTACCGGTAATAACGCTGTTCTGAGAGGATGTGAAAGGTTTAGAATCAATTTGTAATCTCGTAGAGCTTCCTCCTGTTATACCCGCAGGAGAAGCTGCCTGTACCGTGTCTGTATCTGAACCACCCCAAGGTGTATTATCTACAGCTGGAGTAAACACCCAGTTATTCGTAGCGGATAAAGCAGAGCTAAAATCTGTGTTGCTTAAATCATCACTAGATATTATTCCTGATGTGGCTACAAAATCGTATTCACCGTCATTATTTTGTTTTATCTTAAAAGGATTAGAAGTGTGTTTTGTAGGATATAAAGGATGTTTTATACCAGCACTATCGCTCCATGATAGTTTTGTGTAGTTTACATAATCATGAGGAAGTATCATCGTGAGTGAAGCTGGTAATTCTATTTCTTGTGACTTTATAGATTTAAAAGTATCAAAAGATAATTCTGCTAAAGCTCTTTTAGCGTGAAACGCTACGTCAGTTCTTCTAGCTTTACTTATGATTTTTTCTTCACCTACGTAAGCCATCATAAATTGATTAATAATATCTCTAATAGAAACTAATTGATAATTACCATAGTTATTACCTTCGTAATAATCTTGTTGTGTTTCAGTGAATAAAGCCATTTATTTATTGTTTTTCTTGTTGTATATTTTTATTGTCTTCAGCTGATCCTATTTGATATAAATTATTATCTTTCATAGACACGCCAGCTAATTGTAATATTTTAAAAACTAATTTAGTTTCTTCAGAAGGATGTAATTCAAAATCTATACTCTCGTTAGAGTTATATAAATTCGCACCACTTACAGGTAAACCAGACCACTGTGCTGTCTTTGGTTTTCTTATATAGTTGACTGTTATTGCTTCTTGAAGACCCGAAGGATACAAAAATAATCTATTAGATCTTTTTATTTCATATATAGGATTGTAAGAAGTAGGTGCGTATAGTCTTGAACTTATCATATTTCTTACTTGGTTAGAATTAACTTGCTCACAAGTATACGTACTGTTATATATCACACTATCAATCTTGTATAAATCACTTATAGCACCGCCGATATTATAAAATTCATTAGTATTATTTATATTTATATTTCTTTCTTCTTTAAAATAGTCTATTTTTTCTTCTAAATAATCAAGCATATCAGAGCCACCAGTACTATTACCTGGTAATCTACCAAATTGATTTATATCATAAAAATATTGCTCAAATATATCCATCTGAGCTTGATTAGCAAATAAGTTAAATTCCTGCGGTGTTATATAGCCTCTCTGTTCTTTATTAGCTAAAGCTAAAACTCTTTGATGTACTGTATCTATATTTACCATTTATTTTTTATTTTTATAAGGAAAAACCTTATTTAACGTTTGTTTTCTTTTATTACAACCACAATTATCACCTGCGATTTTATGTACAAACTTCTTTATTCCTGTAGCAGTTGTTATTTTTTCTATTGTGTCGCCTAAACCTTTTGATTCCATAATTATATTTGTAGTTACGATCGCCCCGTAGGGCGACCGCTCTACAGTTTGATTAGTTTAATCTTTTTTCTATATTTGCATATATTTCCATACCTTCATCAGTTTTAAACCAATGCGCTAAAGCAGTGTATGGATGCTCGTCAAATGGTACTGTCATTATTTTTCTATCGTTAGAACCCCATAAGAAGTTTCTTTGATCAGAAGATAATTTAATAATACCAAGTTCAGTTGCTTTAATACCAAAGTTTCTAAGCTGCACATTGTCATCAGCAACTAATTCTAAGAATAAAGAAGGGTTTCTTCTGGCAAATACTAATAAATCTCTTTTAAGTTCTTTAGAACTCATCTTAGATACCTCTGAGCCTTTCTCTACACGTAGTATAGCTTCTGCCATGTCAATATCCATATCTCTAGCTGCTACTATAGCGTCTGCTTCTAGTTCTAAAATTTCAATTTCATTAGCAGCATTAACTTCTGGTTTAAACTCGTAAAAAATTTTATCTCTATGTGGGTGATAAAGTGATAGTAATTTTTGTAAAACAGTTTTTTCTTTAGGTACAAATAAATTACCTGATTCAAAAATAATATGCTCTAATCTTTGATCACCTTGCATTTCATCAACAAATGGCGTCTTTTGATTTTGACAATACTTTAGTTCTCTTTCATAACCTTTTTCTTCGTCAAACCAATATACGTTAGAAGTTTTTAACATATAAGTTAAAGGTTTTCTTTTTCCTTTTAAATAATAAATTCTATCTTTTATTTCCCACTCAGGTTTTTTAGGTTCAACTTTTTTAGGTTTTGGAGTTTCAACAACTGGTGTTTCAACTACAGGTACCTCTACCTCTTTTTTTGTTTCTTGTTTTTTTGCCATAATATAATATATAATAAAATTAATAAAATAAAAGGCCGAGGCCGAAGCCCCGGTCTTTTAATATAAATGTTACTTCATTAACATAAAGTTGTTAGCACCTTGAGTAACTAAACATCTTTCAGTCAACATGTGTAGTTGCATTGCATCTAAAGCAGACGTAGCAGCTCCAACTGAACCAGTAACCCAAGTTTTCATTCTTCGGTCATCAGTTTGTGAAGCTCTATATCTAACGTGTAAGAAAGGACGTCTTATGCTTTGTCCAACAGTTTGATCGTAAACTGAAGAAGTTCCAGCAGGTATCATAACCCCTCTGATTGCGTTAGCAGTGTTAGCAGTGTTAATACCACCTCTAGTAGCTTTGTCGTTTAGGTATCTAAAATCAGATTTGTAGAAGTCATAAGAACCTCTTCTAAATCCAGAGAAACCTAAGTTTAGTGCCATATCTTCAGAGTTGTTAAATACTCCGTAAGAAGTACCACCAGCTCCATAAGAATTCATTGAAGCTAACATATCGTCAATAGCTAAACTAGTTGATCTGTTAACAAACATCATGTACTCTTCAATAGCACCTTGCTTATCAAACTCAGCTAAAATTGCATCGAACTCAGCTAAATCAGTAGCAGCGTTAACACCAGTTACACCAGTAGTTACGTTACCTCTTGACTCGATAGCAGCAAATAAACCTTCAGTACCGAATTTATCACCGTCAGCAGTTAAGAAGCTATCTACTAAAAGTTCAACACCTGAATCAGTATCGTTGTTAGTTTCACCTTCTAACATTGCCATTTCAACGTAGTCAGTAAATCTAGCTCTTGTATCAGCTTCAGCTTTTAAATACCATAAGTAACCACCTTGTCCAGCTTCAGTAGAGATTTCTACCCAACCAATTCTAGAAGCATCTGATCCAGAAACTTCGTAGTAATCTTTCATTATGATTGGTTTGTTAGAGTAAGATTTAAATCTTGGCTCGTTAGCACCTCTTGTATCAGTAGCAGTAGAACCGTCAGCAGCTATATAGTTTTTACCTTTTGCGTACTCAGAACCATAAACTAATATAGTAGTGTCTTGAGTTCCGTTTTCAGTAGAAAAACCAGCAGCTTCTAAAGTGATAAAGTTATAAGGAGACACTGTGATAACAGCATTTGCCACCTCAATAACTAAACATTTTGTAACAGCCTCAGAGTTCGCAACGATAACTGTATCGTTAACTCTAATACCGTGACTAGCTATATCAGTAGTTACACCATCAATATCAGCTTCAATAGTGATGTCACCACCACCTGTAGCATCTTTATCTTCGATGTGTCCCTTATAAGATAAGTGTAAACGACCTTGCTCAGACCAAACAACTTGGTCAGCAGTCATCGCTTCTTCAGCTCCAACTTGAGATAAGAAACCTGAAATAGTTCTTGGTCCAAAAACTTCAGCTTCTTGCTCCATTAGATCTGGTACATATTGTTGCGCCCAACCTTGATTTGCAGTTGACGCTAAGTCTAGATAGTTGTCAGCCAACGTATATTTCCTTGCGGAAGGTACGCTGTTTAACAAACCACCAGGATTTGAAATTGCCATAATTTTGTAATTTTAAATTGTTATTTTTTGTTTTTAATTTTAAATTTGAAATCATTAGAATCATTGCCTAACACTTTTACTTTCATACCACCAGCCTCAATAACACCAGAGTGTTGTTGACGTGGGTCCATACTAACATTTTTAGACTTAGCAATACTATCTTTTAAAGCATCAGCTTTACCTTGTTCATAAAAATGTTTTGCAATAGCATCAGGATTCATAGCTGTAAATAAAGATTTATGATAACCCGCAGCGTCTTCCATTTCATTGTTTTTATTCAAGAACTTCTTGACAAAATTATTAATGTCGCTTTGAGTTTCTTTAACATTATCCGTATTTTTTACATTATATCTAAATCTTTTTTCTCCAACATTATATTCAAAACCTTTGAAATTTTTATTGAACAATTGATTAGTTTTGTTTAAAAAAGTACGAGTTTGTTTTTCAACTACTTGTTGTTGCTCTTCTGATTCCTTGTTGTATCTATTGAAAAAATCCATAGCTTTTTGCTGTTCTGTAGTTAATTTGCTTCCAGCTTTAATTTCTTCATAATATTTGGACTTTGCACCGTCCAGGTGTTGCTTTGCTTGAGCAACTTGCTCCTTCAAAGCTAATTTTTTTCTTCTAACATCTTTGTCCTCATCAACTTCTTCGTCGTAAGAAAAATAGTCGTCCATCATAAAATCTATTTCTTCTTCGTTTAAATGAGGTTTAGTTTGTTTGTAATATTCTTTTAGTAACGATAAATTGTCTAGTTCAGAATAATCTTTATTTAGCTTTACATAATCCTCTAAACTACCACCAGTATCTTCCATAAAATCAACAAGTTTTTGTATGTTTTCTGGTAGTGCTTTTCCAGTTTCTATAGATTCAGTTATAGCGTCTTCAGCTTGCTCAGCTAAATCTTCAACTTGTTCTTTTACTTCTTCTTCAGTTATTTCTTCTACAATTGGAGTTTCTTGTGTTTCTGCTTCCGACTGTACTTCTTCTTGTTTTTGTACAGACTCAGCATCATCAACGAGTTCAACCACTCCTTTGTCGTCAGTATTGTTTTCAACAACTTCTTCTTTGGTTTCATCTTCTGGTTTTTTATCTAGGTTTACCTTAGTCACATTGTCGTCTTGTTTAGTTTCGACATTGTCAAGATTAACTTTAACAACATTGTCATCTTGTTTTTGCTCTACAACTTCTTCAGTTGCAGTTTCTTTTTTCTTTGCCATAATAAAATATTATATAATTAATAAAATTGTTTACTTAGGTTCAAACATACCTAATCCAAATCCACCTCCCATTATATCATTACCTGCTGACTCAAAGTTTTTAGGTGGTTTTTCATTTTTTCTCTGATCTATAAGCTCAGACTGTTGTGTTGCTTGAATCCTTGTTCTTTGATCTTTACGATCTTCTTTTTCTTTATCTTTACGATTTAAAGACTCTGAGTCTACTTGTCTTAACTGCATGTTGTATTCAAACTCTTTTTCCATTAAAGCCATTTTTAATTCTCCTTCAGCTTGCATTTTTTGCATTTCTAACTGAGCTTCTACTTGAGCTAATTGAGATTTTGACTCTGTAATAGCTTGATTTTTTTGCATTTCTGTTTGTGCCGCAACTTGTTGTGCTTGTGCGTTAGCCATTGCTTGCGCTTGTATATTTTCTTGCTGCATTTTTTGATCTCTTGCTATTTTATCTTTTCTTCTTACTTTTAGTAATTGGTTGGCAAGTTTTAAGCTTCTTATTTCTCTAATATCAATAGCGTCTTCAAGTTCTATATTTTGTTGTGCTAAAGCTACTTGTATATTATTTTCTAACAAAGCTTTTTCTTCTTCGTCAGGAGTTAGCTCTATAAATATACCAAAGTCATATAAATGTAAGTGTTGTAATTCTTCTAACGTAGCAACGTTATGCGCGCCTACTGATTGTATAAACGCTTCTTTTGTAGGTGAGTACTCTATAATATCAGATATTCTAAGTGATAATTTTTCAGCTGTTTCAGCTGTTAAAAATAAACCAGCCTGTAGTATATGTCTCGTTGCTGTGTTACTATTAGCCGCTGCCATTTTTTGTATGCCAACTAAAGCGTTTTTGTCTGGTGTACTACCATCTCTAGCCTCGTTTAAACCGGTCACATCTCTTATCATTTGTAGATAATAATTGTAGTTAGCTATTAACGCTTGCATTTTTTGTCCACCAGCACCACTAGTTATTTCTTGAATAGGCACTTTACCAGGATTCATATCACCTTCACTTGTAAAGCTTCTACCAATTACAGATCCAGTTTGAAAAAACATATTTAATGCCTCTTGTGGATTATAGTTAGTTCCATTACCTAAATCAACCTCAGCTAAACCATCAGCGTCTAAATAAACACCATCTGGTACCATACGTGACATTACTTGTTGTAGCTTTAAATGTGTTAATTGTATCATATCAGCAAAGCCCGTAATACGCTTTACCAACGAATCTATTTTACCTTTGTACATACGAGGCGCTACTATACTATAATTCATTTTAACTTTAGTATAATCACTTTTTGGCCTCATCATATTTTTAGCCATGCCCCAACTTAAAAGCTTGTTGGTACCAACTACTATCGCGCCTTCGTATAAAACTTCTATAACTCTATCTAGCCTAGTAAAACCACCTTCCATATTTTCTGGTGGATTAAACTGATCGTCTTTTTCTATAGCTTTCTCAGCTCCAGAACTAGTTTCTTTAACTTTGTAAACTTCATTCATATAAGTTTTATAATTAAAATATAAAACTTGAACTTTGTTTTTATCGTTTTCTTTATAACTATAGCTATGTTGATAGTGATCTTTGTTATATAAAGAAGAACTTTGTATTATTTCTTCTAAATCTGATTGTTCTAAATGAGGAAATTGTTTAGCTAGCTCGTTGATAGGTATCGTTTTTATTTCTCCAACATAGTATAAATCATCAAAATAAGGAGAGTCTGTATATGAGTAAACTAATTTAGCTGGATCAACGTAATCTATAGTAACACCTTCTGACGTTGTAAAGTTTGTTTTAACAGCGCCTATACCTAAAACTGTAAGATCGTGATAAAATCTTTTTCTAATTAACTCATAGTTGTTACCGTCCATTAGAACATTTAAGGCTTGCTCCTCTGCTAATTCAACAGATTGCTTATAAGACAACTGCATGTGTAAAGCTAATTCTTCTTCGTTTGCAGGTAAAATATCTGGTTCGTTTTGAGCTAAGTTTATACCAAAATTTTCGTTTGTAAACTCATCAAAAGTTTTCATTCTCATATCTTCTATTATAGACTCCATATATGCAGTTCTTTTAGAAACTCCATAAGGATCTTGAGAATATGCTTTTATATTATAAGTTCTTTCAGCTATACCATTAACAACTATATCTACAAACTTAGATATAATAGGTACTGGTTTCCAGTCTAAATTTAAATAAGACAAATCTCCATTTATAGATAACTCATCTTTATATTTTTTTATTGATTGCTCGCCACGCGCGTAAAGTCTTAACTCGTGAAAGTTTCTATAGTTAGTATCATATCTTGTATGATTTGTATCGTTGCTAAACCACTCAAATTCTATAGCTTTTGCTACTTTTAAACCATAGTCATAACTCAACTTTTCTGCATCACTTACAACTTGACTGGGAAAATAACTATTTACAGCAATATATGTCATATTATTTTATTAATTTTGAAACGCTACCAGTATTAGTATACTTAGCGATATTTATATTAAGTTTTGGTTTTTCTACTTTTACGTTTGGAGCGTACAAATGTCTATTACAAGCCATTATTGCTAAACCACTACTTATAGTAGCGTCAAACTTTGTTCTTTTGTTTATATCAAATCTAGACCAATCATTTAAAGTTTTGTTAAAATATATGTTTCCATAGTTTCCGTCACCTAAATGACCAACATGTTGTTGTATATACATTTCAATTGCAGCTGCATGCGCTTGCTTTATATCTTCACTAGAGTTTGGTATACCACCTATTTCTTTTTCAGAAGCAGAAAGCTTATTCCAGTACTTATCAGGTCTAGTCATAGAGTAACCTCTATATCCTCTTCTTTTTAAATGGTATAATAATCTTGGTTTGTTGTTTTCTGCAAGGACTGGCATACCGTAAAATACTAACGCCATTAATACATCTTCAAAAAATATTTCAGCTGTTTGTGGTCTAGCTATATACTCCAAAAACATATGATTTGGAGGGCAGTTTTCCATACTAAACTTTGTTAAACCGTGCAGCGCTCCATTTGAACCTCTTCCATCTACTGTTCCTGATATATCATAACTGTCACAACCAAAGGCGCCCATGTGTTCGTTGGCTGGGTATTTTGTTCCCTTTTTTACTATTATTTTGTTTTGCAAATGTTGCTCTGGAAACCAACTTACATTAAATCTACCTTTTGGATCTGGATAAAATATTACTTGCGTATCTTTTACACCGTTAACCCATTGAAAATTACCAGTAGAATAAGTAGATGAATTTCTTACTCCATCATTATAATCTATTTGCTCGTATATTTTTACTAAATTAAATATACTATTCTTAGCTTCATCTCTAAACGCATGCTCTTCGGTACGCGGAAATTGTCTATAAAACTCGTTTAAAGCATCTTGATCGTTTTTTAAACCATCAGCCTCATTATTCCAATGATCAACTATACCATAATCTATTAATTCACTGTCCGGTCCGTATACATCATCACTTGGGTTATTAAATACAGGTTGTCCGTATTGGTCAATAAATCCCTCGTAGTTCCATTCCATTGGGATAAAAAGAGAATATAAACCAGACTTTGTTTGTCCATTACGATTTCTTTTTGTAACGTCTGAATCATAGTATAACTTTTTAAAATTATTACCACCTTTATCTAAAGCGTTACTAGTGCTACCCATCATGCATTTACCTACTATTTTAGCTCCCAATCTTAAACAGGTTTTTGTAACTCTCCAATTATTTAATATATTATCTGGTCTTTCCCATTTACCACTTTCGTCGTGTACTAGTAAGTTAAGTTTTTCACCATCATAACTATTATCACCTGTATTCTTCCAATCTATAGTAGTGTCTAACCCTTTTAACTCTTCTAACTTTTCGTTAGCCGTAATCTTCTTTCTTGTAAACTTGCTAGCTGGTACTCTATATGCTAGTTCTGTTTTAGGTCGATCCATACCATCTTGAATCGGCTTAAAGAAAAATGGATAGTTTATACTAATAGGTACTACTTTGTCGGTAAACATTTTTTTAGCATCCGCACCTGTTTTAGATAGTATACCATATCTAGCATCACCTGTTAAAGTAGCTAAATTAACTGTTTCAGCTGAAGACATAAAAGAAAAACCACTACGTCTATTTTTAAGATAGCAAATACCGTAACATCTTTTATCTGCCTTGCAAGCTTCCCAGAATATATAAAATAATCGATTTGCTTCTCTAAAATCTGGCGCGCCTACATCAATCTTGCTCCATTGTAAATACATATAGTGTGTACCGGTTATCCAAGTTGGTTTACCATTATTTATAAACCAAAAACCTTCTTCTCTTCTTTTAAACTCTTCGTCTATATAATCAAACCACTTTTCTTTTTGTTCTTCTGGATATGCTCTCCAATCGAATATATTTTTAATTTTTTGCAACTCCTTAGGATAATCTTGTTTTACCCACTTGTTACTTTGGTGTTTATACACCTCTTTAGGTGGTTTAGGTAGAGCTATAGTTAAATTTTGTATTTCTATAATTTCACCTATAACTCCATTATGTGACAATACGATTAAATCATATTCTTTGTTATAACCATATTTCCATTTCTTACCTCGATTCATTCTAGTAATCGTGGTTTTTTTAATAGGTTCTACGGTCTTAACTAAACTTTGATTGTACATTACTTAGATCTGCCTTCTGCGAATCCTTTAAAGACCGTTTTCTTTCCCTCTTCAGGTGCTTTGCCCTCAAGCAGGTTTTCTTCTTCTTGGATTCTTGTAAGTATTTCAAATGCGTCAAATATAGCTAGTTTTTTAGTAGCTGCGGCATTTTTTAATCTATCAGCTGATATATCATCATCACTATCAACAATAGGTTCTTTTGCAACCTTAATTAGCTCTTCAACTGCTTTCTGCCCAGCTTGGATTATATTCTTCTTCGTTTCCTTGGTATTCATATTTAATTGTAATAAATTTATTCATAACTCTATATAATCTTTTACCGTCGATTATAAACTCGTAAGTTGAGAAAGGTGTAAACCCTACAAGGTCATTAATGTTATTAACACCGTCAGTATACTTAACTATACCTATACACTCTTCTTCCTCTCCTGGTTTTAGCTTATCTCTTTGTTTAATTGGTTGTACAAAACAATAACCATCCATAGCGATCCAATTGTTATTTCTTTTGTATAAAAATACTTGATCTGGTTTTACAAGATATGTATTTTCGTTGAAATAACTCCTGCTGTTTTTTTCTTCACTGTATTGATTATGCCAACGTCTAAAGACATTATGATGTACTATAATTGTATCACCAGGTTTTATTTTGGTTTTGTAGGCTGTAGGTATAGATTTAACAATAGCTTCTCTATTAACAAACTGATGATTAAATATTTCTGTATTTAATATAAGATCTTTATCACCAACTTTTTTAGTATTGTTGTATCTATTACCTTTTGGCTCTATAACAAAGTCAAAAGGCGCTTTCATTAATACTCTAAGTTGTACTCTACAGACACTGCCATATTTTTATTAAAGTCCTTCCAAGGTAACACGTCTTTATTTTTTCTAATATAAATAGAATATTTGTCTTTTTCTTCTATTATATCACATATAGTATGCCCACCATAAACATCTTGGCCTACAGCGTAATGCATAGCGTTTTCCTTGTAGTCTTTACCTACAGTGATCTTTCTAATTAATTTACTCATTTGTCTCGTAGTTTATAGTACCATCTTGAATATTAATATCGTCTGTACCATAATTCTTTTTAAACTCTACTTGTATTTTACCTAGCTCTTCTTGTAGTAAAGACACATGATGTAAAAAATTATGCTTTTTACTTTCTAGCACACCGACCTCTAACTGCGCTCTATTTATATTGTTAACAATTGATTGTACTTTATTTAATTCGTCGTTTGTAATTTTTGTAGCCTTTTCAGCTTTCTTTTTTGTTTTTGCCATTTTATTTAATTTAAGTTAATTATTTGTTTTTAGTATTCCAGGTGCAATAAGAATGTTATTGGTGACTGAACATATAGTTCATCTCCACTCGCTAAATTAGCAGCAACATTAGAAGCTAGCGTTATAACAGTATCGCTGTCAATAGATTTTATTGTTCCTACAGAAGCTCCGTCATTAGCGATCAAAACATCACCAGGTGACATTGTGTCTCGCGGATCTTTTGTGCTATCAACAGTAATAGTAGCCGCTGTTGTTCCGGCTGTATGATTGCCATCTAGCGTAACTGTACTGGCAAAGTTAGGTGTACCTGTACTCATCATACCTATGAAATAAGACGTATAACCATCGTTAGCTATCGTAGGTTGTGCCGCACCAACTAAATCAGCTCTAGGAGTAAACATCATTACTGGTGGTTCTGTAACTACATTTGCTATTTTTGAATTACCTAAAGCTGGCGAATAGTCACCTGATACAACAGGCACATGACCTATTAAATAGTTATACGTTTGCTTTGCTGTAACAGCACCATCTGAAGTACCTAATGAAAAATCTCCACATGTAGCAAAGTATACGTTACCAGCTACTGTTTGCGCTGACCCATCGTTACCTCTACATATCATAGTCATACCCTTTAAGTTAGCTGTACCTGTTGGTATTTTAAATTCATGCCAATCAAACAACACGTCATTAGCATTATAAGCACCGCCGTCCATATCGCCAACAACAAATGTTGTAGGTTTTATTGTTGTTGTATAAAATTTTCCTTGCATATTTATTTTTTTACTTTTTCTAGTGATCTACCACCGAAGTAAGCACCAATCACCGTTATTAATACTAATTGTAATAAGTCCACCCAAGTATCTTTTACTTCAAAAGCAATAACACCAGCGTCAATAAATATCATTAACACTGTTGATATCACTAAGAACATTAAGGTTAATGGTCTTATGTTTTTTGATAACCAAGAATCGGATTTCATATCCATACCCCATCTTTCAGTTACTTGCTTTTGCATTTCTGCTTCATAACCCATTATCATGTCTTTAATTTTCTTTTCAGCCTCAAGCTTTTCTTCTTTGGAAGTATGTAGATTGTCTATTACACCACCTACATCTTTTACTAAATCAGCAGCCCCACCTGAAAATATTTTTCCTAATATATTCATACGTTTTGTTCTGTTCCGTTGTTAGCGTCGTCTTCCCAAGGAAAGCCAGTATCACCAGCTTCTTTAGCAACACCATCAACTATTATCATATCTTTTCCGTTAATTGTTTTTCTTGGATATATATTGCCATTATATTTAACAAAGTTATCTCCATAAGCAAGTTTACCAATTTTCATGTCAGTAGCATGTACCATTTCGTGGTTTACTACCTGTCTCTCTTCGTGACTACCAGGCACAATTTTATCACTAATAAATATAGTACCATCCATATTAGCCTCGCCTAACACGCCTTCTTCTAATGGTTTTCTTATAACAGGCGTACCAGGTACAGACGCGTCTCCACCTGCTTCTTGTCCAAACCTCATTTTATTTTTTATTTCACCACTAATCATTGACGGTATTTTACCTCTACCTAATTTAAACCCCATAATAACCAGGTTTTTTCTTTTTTATTTCAATCTCTGTTTTTGGATCTGGACCAGGTTTTTCTACTGAGTATCCACCAGGTGGTGGTCCACTTTGTTTTGGATCGTATGCAATGTTTTTCTTTCGTTTCTTTGGTTTTTCTTTATCCTTTTCTTTTTTATTCTTTTTCTTAGACTGGACGGTACTACTTAAACCGCCGGCAAATCCAGATAAAAAACTAGCTACTCCACCTTCACCTCTTTCAATCTCTTCATTTGCAGAAGCAGCGGCAGCAACTATAGCGTTGCCTTCTTCTTCTTTAAACGGAAACGATGATTTGTTGTATTTTAGTTTAAATGGTCCTTTCATCTTTCTTTATCTTTTATCATATCATCTATAGATTTATTAAAAACCTTATCTGTATATGTTTTATTATTATAAAATGTACTTCTCTCTGATACTGGTAAATCTTCTTTACCTAACAATACTCTATATATTCTAGATATTAACTGAGAACATTTGAATGATGTTTTAAACACCGAGTACTTTATTGTTGTTCTGTTTCTGTGTCTCCAGGTTTCTATCCAACCTAACCTTCGTAGTTTCTCCCAACGGTTCTTATCCCAACTCATGGTGTAAGTACCATCTATAAACTCTTGTCGTGTAAATCTTCCTTTACAATCTAAATAAATTAATAATTCTAAATCTGCATCTGTTAATCCGTAAGTCTTACAAGCCCACTTTCGCGTGAGCCTGTAATACTTAAGGATATTCATTTCACGCAGATCTTGCGCGGTTAATCGCATCTACTAGTAACCAGATTCAAACACTATTGATAATCCATCAATACCTAAACCTTCTAACTCTTTAGATAAAACTAAACTACCGCCTGAACCATCTATAACAGTTACTACGCCGCTATGGTTTTTACCATTAATAACAGCGTTAATACCATTAACTATATCTTCATATTTACCGTTGTCATGAGCTATAGTTATAATATCATCAGTACCATCATTTTTCAAAGAATTAAATCTAAGTATTGTAGATCCAGTTGCGCTAGCTTCTATTCCTTTTAAAGCACTAGCAGCATACATAACTGAAGTCTCAAGCCCTTGTTGTAAAGTAACTGTAATAATATCTCCAGTTTCAAAGTTGTAACCGTTTGCTGTGTCTTGCGTTACATTGTCAAATGTGATAACACTATCAGCTACACTATTGATAGCGGAAGTAGCTATTGTTAAAGCTACACCTGCGCCAGGATGAGAGTAGTTGGATCCAATATTTGAATTAGCGCCATCAGCTGGCGTAACTGTCATACTAGCTATCTCTGTTGATGATGCTATCTTAACACCTGCAGCATCTACAGCTCCACCAATAGAAGCTACTGAAGGAGCACTTAATGCCTGCGTTGCGCTTCCTTGTGTAGAAGTGAAAGTTGCAGGTCTAAACTTTCTAAAGTATAAATAAGTTTCCATATTATGAAGTTGTTATTGTTAATGCAGATATTTCTGATATTCCTGCTGAACTTATTGCTCCTTCGTTAGAAGGTAAGCCATCATTCATGTCAGCTATAACTGTAAAATTGTTAGTATTGTTTCTATTTCCATTCGCAAGTTCAGCAAATTTATCACAAACTGTTTTATGAGTACCACTTGTTATAGTACATGATACATCATCATTTCCAGCTGCATTAGCTCTATCTTTAAAGAAAAATTCTAATGTAGTTACATTTGTTGAAACTGCCCCTATGAATCTAGACCTAGGAAACATTATTGCGTCTTTGTCTTGGTCGTTGTCTCCGCCATCAGCGAAGAATAAATAATTTTCTGCCATTGTTTTTTATTTTTTATACAGTAACAGCCTGAACGCCTGTTATGTCTGGGTGAATAAATTTGCTTGATAGAACGTCTGCTACTTCTACCACAGCACCGTGTCTTGGATGTCCACCTAGAGCGTTAGCTATAGCTTGGAAAACTCTTTTTTGCTCTATACCAGCCGCTCCATCAGTAATATTTAAGTCTACTAATGAAGTACCAGTTGCAGCACCATTTGTTTTTGTAAAATCCAACTCCATTCTACCAGCAGCAGAAATAACTGCCCCGTTAAAATTAGCTGGATTTATTGCTAAAGCAGCTGTTGCTGACTTAACAAACTTTACCATTGTTGCCATAATTTTGTTTTTTTAATTAATAATTCGTTTTTGTTTTTTAAGTTTAAGGTTTTTAGTTTATGGTTTGGGCTTAATCTATAAGTACAACGTCCATTTGTTTTATAACGCCGTAAAATTTATCTTTATGTTGTATACCGTGGCCTGCATGTCTATCGTAATAAACAACATCTCCTTTGTTTATCCCTTCCACAAGGTTACCAACAGATACAACCTTTGCTTTTAAATACCTATTGTCTTCGTTAATTTCATCTGTTAAAATCAATCCCGCGACTTTCTTAGGTTCGTTCTTTATAAGATCTATGATTATGTAATTATTAACTGCCTTCATTGATCCTAATATTTGAAATTACACAATCAGCGGATATAATAGTAGTTACAACAGAAATCGCATTTTTAAGTGCTGTTTTAGTAACAAGTACAGGATCTATAACCCCAGCGTCTATCATGTTTACTTCCTCGCTTGTTACGACATCAATACCGACGCCTTTATTTGGCCTAGGTCCTACTTGTTCTATACCCGCATTAGCAAGTATTGTTTCAAACGGAGACTTAATAGCGTTTAATAGTATAGTCTCACCAGCGTTTTCAGGTTTTATTTCTTGTGAAGCATTTAATAGAGCTATACCACCACCTGGCACTATACCTTCTTTTAACGCGGCTTTAGTAGCATATATCGCATCTTCTACTCTATCACGTTTTTCTTTTAACTCAACTTTAGAATTAGCGCCAACACGCACGATTCCAACGCTACCGGATAACATTGCTATCCTTTGTTGTATTTTTTTCTTAATAAAGCCACTTTTTTCTGCTTTATACAGCTTTTTAACTTCTTTTATACGGTCTTTTACACTTTCATCAATATTTTCAAGCGTAATTACTGTATTTTTGTCATCTGTAACTGCTTTTTCAGTTTCTCCCAGTATATCTAGCGATATTCCGTCTAAATCATCACCTAATTCTTCATTAATTACAGTAGCTTTTGTTAAAATAGCTAAATCTTTTATAGTATCTTGCTTTGTAGGGCCAAATCCTGGTAAATCTATAATATTTACTTTAATATTTCCCTTAACCTTGTTCATAAGTAGCGCACTTTTCACTTGTTGTGATACAGAAGCTACGATTAAAAGCGATCTATTGTTCTTTATAACAAACTCTAATATGTTTTGTATCTTTCTAACGTTAGGTATTTCCGATGCAACAATTAAAACTAGTGGGTTTTCTAGTACAGTACGTTGTTTTTCAGTGTCTGTAACAAAATGAGGTGATGTCATACCACACTCAAGCTGTACGCCGTCAACTAGTTCAATATAAGTTTCATCAGTTTCAGAACTTTCCATTAAAACAACGCCATCGTCACCTACTTTTTTATAAGCATCAGCAATAATAGTACCTAACTCTTTATCGTTATTGCAACTTATAGTAGCAACATTGTCTAACATGTCGTCTTTTACCTCAATTTTTACACTATCAAGATAATCGTTTACCTTTTTAAGGCCAGAGTTTATACCTTCTTTTATTTCTCTAATAGTATTGTCTTTCCAATTACTATTATTAATTTCTTTTATTAGTGATTCAGCAAGGACGGTCGCCGTTGTGGTTCCGTCCCCTGCCTCTTTCACTGTATTTCTAGCTGCTTCTTTAATTAAAGTAGCTCCCATATTTTCAACCGGATCAAATAAGACAACAGATTCGGCTACTGTTACACCGTCTTTTGTGATTACCGGTTTACCGCGTCCATCTTCATATATAACGCACTTACCAGAGGCGCCTAGTGTGGATTTTACGGCTTGAGCTAGCTTACTTACACCAGCTATAATTCTTGTTTTAGCGTCATTGCCAAAATTTAGATCTTTGACAATCTCGCTAGGTAGATTATATTCCATTTAATTTAATTTAATTGTGTTTCTATTTGAATGTTTTTATAACTTTAGGTCCTTTTGTTGCTTCTAGTTTTTTAGAGAAGTGGTCGATGCTACCGTTAATTGCTGTTTCGGCGCCTTCGACTGTTTCTCTTCTTGTTACAGCGTGCCACTCTTCATTATCTGGATTAGAGCACTCTGTTTGGTAATAGCCATTTGCCAATTGTGTAATTCTCCAATTACTCTTCTCAGCTAGGTGTTTCCATTGGTTAATAGTTCTTTCATTCGGTTTTGTGTTCGTGGTATACGAACTTTTGTAATACAAATAAGTCATAGTTTTTTTGGTTTTATGTATTGGTTAATATTGTTAGTCTTTACTTTTTACGTTTCCTTTATAATCAGTTTTAAATCCAGCTTTTTCGTTTTGTTCAGCTACATATTCTCTGTAATCTTGCTTAGCATGCGAATCAGGAATTTCTAATCCTTGTCCATATGAGTTATATTTATTCCATATTTCATTTTTCCAAGTTCTAAAGTTTAGTATTTTAGGATTTTTGTCTTTCATTGGTGAATAAGCACCAGATAATTTAGCTATAGAAGGCTTGTTACTCGATTTTAACATAAATGAGGCTGTGTTTTTCTTAAAATTTGGCATAATTATTTTCTTTTAAATTTTGTTTGTAAATCTTTTTTTATTTCTTCACTTTTCTTTTTTAAAGCCTGTAAAAACCCACCGATACCTTTTTGCGTTTTAGTTTCTACTTGTTTTTTAAATGTATCTAAGGACTCTTTAATTCTTAGTTGGCCTGTGTTTGGATTCTTAAATCCAGCTTTAAATTTTTCTTCTGCTTTTGTTTTAGCAGCTGTTAAATCACTATCTAGTTTTTGCAACCACTTAGGCCTGTTGTCTTTCATTGGTGATATTCCAGAAAGTTTAGCTATAGAGGGTTTATTACCTGATCTTAATTTGAACGGTGCTTGTTTCATATCTTAGTTTTTTATTTTATAGTTTTTACTTCCTTCACTCTTTGTTCCTTTACCGTCGTTACCACGGTTAGCCTTAACGGATTTAAAAGTACCTGTCTTATGGTCATAATCTTTACCGTTAACATCGACGCCATTTTTTATAGCTTCTCTTCTAGCTCTTTGAGACGAAGCTTTATACGCTGATCTCTTTTTGGTTAACGCAGATTTAAGGTCTCTTTTCTTCTTGGCTGCAGCAGCCTTAGGTGATAATTTTTGTTTTAGTCTTATTGGTGAAGTTTTCATAATTCTAATAATTACATATTAAGTGGGTAATTTAAGTAAAAAAAGTTATTACGAATATAGGGGTAGGGTGCTGCGCCCTATTTTTTAGAATTTTTACAAAAAACAAAACCAATTTATTTAGCCCACCCCCGGCCCTGTTTATATATTTTCCATAATATTTTTTTAGGTTTTGTATTTTACTTTTACATTATGTGTTACTAACTAGAATCATTTTCTATAGAATTTTCAGCAAATGCCCCCGCCCCCCCAAGATGTACAGCACCATGTACAGCATTTTTTTCGGACCAGATGCGAGATGTTATAGATAATATATATGTAACAAATAAATAATAACTTAAACTTTATCAATCATTAAAACATTAATCAAATACCTTAACAATAACAATATAACTTATTTAAATCAAAATAATAAATTTATAATTATTCCAAATACTTCAAATCAAATTGAATATTTACAATCAAATTATAATACAACAATAACAAATACAAATTTAAATCAAACTTATATAATTGAAATTAACTACTAACAAATAAATAATAATAATATGAATAACTTAAACACAATAACAATTAGAATAGATGAGGATAATGATATCTATGAAATGACAGTCAACAATGTAGTCTACACACTTGACAATGTATATGACTCTGAATATGGAAAATTATTTGATGAACTAAATATGTCAATAGAATTATTATAAAAATTCGGACCAAATACTAACACAAACAGATAATAATAATAAACAATAACTAATTAAAACTAACTAACATGAAAAAAGAAATGAACAAACTAACTACTAAAAGATTTGTAATCAGAAAATCTCTAATCGGAACAAACACAATCATCACATTCACTACTAAGAAAGGTAAAGAAGTTACTTACAATCACGATGAAGTGTATGAAAGAAACAAAGAAAGATTTGAGAGTATGAACTGTTTCCAAAAGTATAAGTCATACACAAATACAAACAACATACCGACATTCTGTAGATAATACAGAGTGTCTCCACCACCACGAAGTGGTGTATAGCACCATGTACAGCATTGGTGTATAGCAATGTGTACAGCAATTTTTACGGACCAAATACGGGTAGTAATCGATAATAATAATAAAAAATATGAACAATAAAATTAAATTCTCCTCTCTTAAAATTATTAAATTAAATAATAAAATTTATTTACCATACCAATTACACCAATTACCAAAATGGTTTAATAAGTATAATACTGAACACTTAAATATAAAAGGTTATTGTTATATAAGTCTTGACGAACACTACGAAAATAATAAATACTTTAATTTTAATAACTTCAAAGACAGACTAGTATTCCATAAAAGTTTTAGTCAAACACAGTCAAGGTGAGACTAATACCTACTAACTAAAAATAACAACTAAACAAAACGTATACTTTTTACGGACTAAAAACGAACAGTATTCGATAATATAAATGAAAATAAAATAAATATAAACTAATTAAACTAAAAAAATTATGAAAAAAGAAGTAAATGTATTAAAATCTAAGAGATTTGTAGTAAGAAAGTCATTAATCGGTAAAAATCAAGTAATAAGTTTTATGACTAAAAAAGGTAAAGAAATAGTATATAACCACGACAAAGTGTTTGAAATTATGAAAGATACTTTAACTACTCTACCATGTTGGGAAAAGTATAAGTCTTATACTTCGTCTACTAACATACCAATGATACTACGAGGTAAAGAACTAGTTTAGTTAGTTTGAGTATGACATTAGGGTGTTAAAGAAATAGAGTAACACCCTTTTGTCACACTTTTTTACGAACTAAACAGGAACACTAACAGATAATATAAATAAAAAATTATGATGATTAAAGAACAAGAAATTAACGAACTAAAAAAATTATTAATAAAATACTTAGAACCATATAATCCAGAAACTGACTGTTACGATAAGTGGATGGAAACAGTACAAGATGATATATGTGACTTACTAAGTGATACACTAATGAACGAAGACTATGAGTAGAAAAATAATAATAGATAAATATCAAGGTAATACACATTACAGTGTTCACGTAATAGATAGTTTCGGTCAAGAACATCACTTAGGTTATTTAGGTATAAACTTAACTATGGAAGATGTAGACAAATTATCTAAAGAAATATGGTCAAACGAAGTTAAACGTGAAGTCGATCCACTTTCGTTTACTATACACACCCTCCATCAACACGACATGACACGTGGTGTACTAAGAGGTAATAGAGATGGACTAGATTAATTAACTAAAACTAATAAAATTATGAGTGAAAGAAAAAGTAAAAGTATATTTATAGTAGTATATGTAGTGTTTATAACATTACTATTATCAATGACTAGTTGTGGAACTAGTCAACTAACACAAAAACAAATAAAAATTAACCATGAATTAGATCAACTGTGGATAGATTACAAGTATAAATCTGATTCTCTAATAAATAAATTTTATGAAAATGGAAAAAGAAATAGTAATAATTAGTGGTTTTTTAGGTTTTACTATCGGAGTTTTAACTATGATGATGATAAACACTGATAAAAAAGACGGGTGTTATGATATAATTCAAGATATAGAGTATTCTGTATGTGAAGAATGTTGGTACGATGTGTTCGATGGTGGAGAAAAATATCAAGAAGTACAAGATTACGTGACTTGGGAATAGTTTTACGAACTAAATACGAACTATAAACGATAATATAAACAAATAAAATATAATAATATGAATAACTTATGGAACAGACTCAAACCAGAGTATAAAATGATAATACAAGAGTATATAGATTCAGGTTTATACACACACGGACCACAAGGTATTAGAAAACAACTACAAAAGAAATACTTCTGGGGTGAGTTAACTGTAGAAACAGTAAGAGATTTATTCTCGTGGACTGACATGTGTTTAACAGATATGGATTGGGAAGATATGTTTGGTGATAGATTTTTAATAGAAGAAAAAAATAAATAATATGAAAAACGGAATTTATAAAAGTGATAATGCAATTTACTTTGTATTAGATAATAAAATACTCATGAGACTAATGGGTGAAATGTACAAGACAACTAAGGGTTTTATGCAAGGTGATTGGAAAGAAGATCTAAAACCTGGAATGATAGAACAATTCGATGAAGTATATAATGAATGTAAAAATTGGTAATATGAATATAGAAAAAACATTACAACTACTTGATATACAAGAAGTTACGACAACTAAACAAAAGAAAAATGGTACACGTATATTTAAACTACCAATTAAGGACTTGTACTGTCGAGACGGTAGTGCTATACACGTCGGTTCTTTCAAGTCTGGGTACGTCAGACGAGTAAACCTTAAAGGCCATACTAGTTGTTATCAGTTAAACAAACGTATTGATGGTGATCCAGAGTATTTTCAATCAGATAAAAAAGATAGTATGGGTAGACCTTTGTATACTCAATTTACTACAAGAACGTGTGAACTAATACCAGATGAGGTAGATAGACTAAAGTATTTAATAACCTATTGTCTTAAAAATTATTACATAGGTCACGCTAACAAAATAGCTAGATCAAGTGATGAGTATGTACCTAAATGGGTTTATCAAGATGTATATGAACAAGCAAAAAATGCAAAAACACCAGAAGTAAAAGTAATTGTTAACGGACATAAGTATAATGTAAGCGAATGGTTTAAATAAAATAAAATAAAATAATATGGTAGAATTAATAATAGTATTAGGTGTAGGTATTGTAATAGGAATGTATGTTACCTCACAAATAAAATGTAGTATAAGAAGAAATATATTTAATAATAATATAAAGAAATACGATGAAAAAGAGAAAACTAAACAGTAAGAATCCTAAATACTGGGACAAAAGCAAGTTAACTGAAAAGAAAGAAATTAAAAGAAAATTATTCTGTACAACTCACCATGGGTGTAAAGTGTATGGAGTGTGGTATGAAAACGAATTAAATAAAATTAAATAAAATTAAATAAAATGGAAACAAACAAAGAACTGTTAGAAGCTACAGTAAAAGGCTTACAAGACAAATTAGAACAATTACAAACAGAGTTAAATTATAAAACTATAGAGCTAGATAATATTAACAAACCAATGTTAAATCAGTCTACAATGGATGTTATATATGACTGTATAAATGATGGTATAGGTGAGTTTGACTTTAATGATAATAAAAATTATGACTTTGAATACGAATTAGATTATGATGGTAGAATAAATGTATGTAATATAGATTTCCTTAATGCGGATTATATAGCTGAGCCTATACTTAAATTAATAGAAAATAAGTTTAACATTATAAATGATACAAAAGATGAAAATAAAAGTATATAATATGACAAGTCCTAACGGCAACAAAGTAGCTAATCAGTTTGAAATATACACTAGTAAAGGTAGATATTTCCAAAGTTATAATTCTATAATAGCATTTATAGATAACAATGGTAAAACATTTTTAGATGAATACTATTGGGACTACTCTACAACTACAGGTAAATATAGAAATATGTTTCTTGGTAATTGGGGTATAGATGAGGCTAGAGAAAAAATTAAATCAGGTGAATATAAATTAAAAAACTTAAATTAAAATGACAGCAGAACAAGTAGAACAATACATAAGAGAAGATTTAGGGTGTGAACCAAAACACGATTGCGAAGCGTTAGCAAATGCTATAACAGAAATGTCTCAACAATTAGTTCATGATGAGTATGAATTAATGTGGTTGTTATTAGAGAACAGACCTATTAATAGCCTAATGACACACAGTTATGGTTTTCACACAGCGAATGGAAGAGAAATTATTAACAATATAAAAGATAAATATTATGGCTACGAGAGCGTTAATTAATATAGTCGAAAGACAAGAGGGTAGATCGTTCAGTAAATTGTTAGAGCCAAGTGCTATACACACGCAGATCTACAAGCACTACGACGGTTACCCAGAAGGATTAGGTGTGACATTAGCTAATTATCTACAAGGTTATGAAATACTTAATGGTATACCTAATAATCATCAAGGTCCGATAGCTAATGGTATAGGTTGCTTAGCGGCTCAATTAGTATCTTATATTAAAGATGAGCCAGGTAATATATACTTACAACCACCACAAGATAGAGATTGGGAAGACTATGTATATTATATATGGATAAAAGAAAACTCAAGAATAATGATAAGTATATTTAATTATGATGACGTGTGTATATATGTAGGAGATTGTGAAAGTTTAATAGAAAAATATGAATACAATGACAGATAAAGAAATGAACAAATTAGCAGATATAATTGTTGATAAATTGTTAACAACTTATATTAGAGAACAAGCAAAATGGTATACCACTGATACATTTGAAGCATTTATGAGTCAAAGTAGGAAACCAAAAACAAATAATACTGAAGAAGAATTATTAGGTGAGTTAGCTAGTCTAATGACACAATTAAATATTCATCAAGAAAAAGAAGAATATGAAAAATGTGCTGAATTAAAGAAAAAAATTGATGAACTAAGAAAAAAATTAGATGAATAGAATAGCTAGATATTATAGAAAAAGAAAACATATAATGTACGTTAGAGGTTACGTTTGTGAACTTCATAATGATATATTTAATATGGCTTTAAATGGTGAAGTTAAATTACACAAAGCTAATTTATATAAAAAATGGAATAGATATTTAAGAATATTAGAATTATGAATATATTTTATTTAGATAAAAGCCCTATAGTAGCGGCTAAAGTACAGTATAATAAACATGTAGTTAAGATGATACTTGAGTCAGCTCAAATGTTATGTACTGCTCATCATCATTACAATAGCTTAATTAATATTCCTTATAAAAAGGCTCATTATAACCATCCGTCTACAATATGGACACGTGAGTGTGCGGCTAATTATTCTTGGTTATATGAACACATGAGAGCTTTAGGTGATGAATATACAAAAAGATACGGTAAAACACATATGTCAATAGATAAATGTAAACATTTATGGGCTTTACCAGATAATATACCACATACAGAGTTTACACAACCTCCACAGTGCATGCCTGATGAGTATAAAGATAAATGTAGTATTAAAGCATATTGGAATTATTACATCGGTGAAAAACATGTTGTAGCTAATCCTAAAACAGAGAAAATTTATAATGAAATACCTGGGACTGTGACAACAGCCCATTAATAATATAGAGTAATAGGCTAATGTCATACGAAAGAAACCTTACATACCTTAATAATAACCGCATCGTATACCGTAGGTTACCAATAACAGATATACCAACAGAAGAAAATTGGATGTATATGTATTATAAAGATGGTACACATGAATGTTATGAATTATTTAGAAGTAAAGCACAGATAACTACATATAAATCACTGAAATGGCATTTATTAGTATTGTGGTATTTAAACCCACAATTAGACCAAGATAAGTTTTATTCTTTAGCTTTTTATATATGTACTAAACATAATGGTTTCGTGTCTTTTGCTATACACGACGACCTCCTACGTAAAATAGTATACGAAGTTAGCATGTTA